AGTTCTACGTATGATTCTATTAATGTATCAGTAACTTTAATATCGTGATGTTCTTTAATAATACTAGCCACAGTGTTTTCCGAAATTTCTTGATATGTATCTTTTGTAATCTTATCGGCTAGTTGGTGCGTATCGTAATCTTCTTTAATATAATTTCTTGCTTCTTCAATCGTTTTAAATTCAGTATTTAAACCATTGATCAAAATCTTACCTTCTTCAGTCAATTCGATTAACTGAAGATAGGATCTAACACTTTCAGCAATGTTAGATTTTTTTAAAGAGTTTTTTAATTCGTAATATTGCATATTAGCAAGATTCGGTTTTCTTTTTCTTCTTCATGCCAGTAACTTTATCTGTCTCATATTCTTCTTCGACAACAGCTTCTGGTTCTTCTTGTTTAAACATAGTTTGCGCAACATCAGAACGCATATCTTCTAAACGATCAGAAATCTTTTCTGCCATGGCAGCGTTAAACTCAGTTTCAATACCTGTAGCGTCTTTATTAATAATTGCTGCTACTAAATCTAATGTACTCATAATATCTCCTTATTGACCATTTGGTTTTGGCGCATCAGCTGTTGGTGCTTCAGTCGCTTGAGGTGCGTTTGCTTGTAGATAGTTCTGTTGAGCAGCTTGCGTAACACCAGCTAGAACACCTGTGCGCTCGGCATCATTTTCGTGTTCTTTCTCATCAGCATCCATTTGCTTTTGCATCTCATTAATTTCATCTTCAGTAAGATGAAGAACATTTTTACGAACCCAATCCATAGAGTAGAATCTACCTAGATATGGTTCAATCATTTGCAGGGTATTAACACGACCCAACAAAATCTCATTATCCTTTAACTCAGCATAATGATTGTCTTCAACATAATTATAACGAATGTCTTGTTTAATTAAGTCCCACTCTTCTGGGCGAATAATATTTTTAGCTACTAACTGAACATATAATGCGTCAGTAAATATTGTAGAAAACTTAGTGCGAAGTCTTACAATAAACTTATTGAACTTAACTTCATCACGACTAATTTCTTGAGCACGTCCAATACTAAAACCACCATCTTGCTGAAGGCGACCAATTGGTACGTTCAATGCACGATATAGTTTCTGTTGGAAGTATTCAATGTCTTGGATCTCACCAAGATTTTGCCCACCTGGAAGTGTGGTAATTTCAGTACCCTTACCACCTTCACGACGTGGCATCCAGAAGTCTTCCATCATTGACAAGTGGCGACGGTCATCACGAACCTCGCCTGTCGTTGCATCATAAACAATCTTGTTACGGAACTTGTTCATAATATCGTTAACGTATTGCTCAGCCTTCAGCTTTGGAAGGTTACCTACGTCAACATAAAAAATTCTGCGTTCAGGAGCACGAGAGATACGATAGATTACTAATGAATCTTCAATCATCTTTAACTGGTTGGTTGGCTTAATTGCTTTATGCAAATAAGACATCATCATACCAGAGTTCGCATCCAAGAAACCAGATGGAGCATAAACAACTGAATCTAAGGATAACTTAACACCTTGAGTTGTTTGCTCAGTAATACCTTTGTCATTGTAAAGATAGTATTCTTGTACTTCTTTAACAACCTCAACACCTTGAGGAGTTCTTGACTTAACTACATTTTTAATCCTACGAATCTTACGTGGATCAATGTAGCGTAACTCAACAATTCCTTGCTTTAAATTCTTATCGTCTAATAGCACATGATAGTAAACACGACCATCAACATACCAAGAACGGAAAATCTCATGACCACGTTCAGAAAATTGCAACAGTTTTAATATTGTGTCAAATTCAGCACGAATTTTTTTCTTGATAGCATCAGAAACTTCAACGTCATCTAGGTTAATAGTAACTGTTTGGTCTTCTTCATCATATACGATTGCTTCACTAACGATATCTTCAATGGCACCATCACAATCACTGTAAGTGGCAACTTCACGATAACGACGGATTAGGTCGTTTTCGTTTTTAATAACACCATCTAGATCCATGACCATACCGTAGTAACCACCAGCATTTACGCCAGTGTTAACTACGGTTGATCCATCTTGAGAGTTAGGAGCGACAATACTGTCTAACTCCTTCTCCTTCTTGCGCAATATCTCAAATCCAAATAACTGCATTATATAAAACCCTCAGGTTGTTTAATATTAAAGTGGGAAGCTACCAACTGGAGTATCAATAGAAACATTAACTCCAAATCCAGCAGCAGCACCAGTAGCAGATGTAAAGAAGTTGTATTGGAACTCTACATCGAACTGTTCAATAGCATTTTGTTGTTCGTAATCTAAACCGATTGCAGAAACAGTAGTTGGGAAAGCATCAACAAACTTATAAGTCTTGATGATTGAACCACTACGATCTAATTGGTGAACTTGCAAGTCAACTTGGTAGTCTTCAGGATTAACACGACCAGAAGTAGTGTCATAGTTCTGAATACCAGATTGCCATTGCTCTAGTGCATTACGGATACCAAAAGTAGTATCGTTGTAAATAGTCACAGTCCATGGTTGGAAAGTACGCTCACCAGCAAAGTTCACTGGGCGACCACGATAAAGAACACCAATGTTCTCAATAGTGGAAGCAGGTAACTGAGCAGCTTTACACAAGAACTGTGCACGCTGACCAGCTACTGGACCAAGTGTAACGAAACTTGGGAAAGTAAGTTCAACACGGAATTGATTTGGGCGAGCACCGCCACCCAACATCTGCGCTTTAAAATCAGCAATATTTGCCATTTAATTCTCCTTAATTCTTTCTATATTTATCTACTATTAAGCACCGATTTCAGTAAAGCTGATAGAAGAACGAGCAGCGATAAAGTTCAGAGTAATAAAGTTAATAGAACGATTTGGTTTAACGAAGATGTCAGCAACGAAGTTATTAGAGTCAATAACCTCACCTGTGTTGTTTGTACCATCACAAACAACTTTGAAGTCAGTGATACCACGACGACCTTGTACATTACGTAAGAATGGTTCTACTAGGTTACGGAACTGGGCTTGAGTAAAGCTGTCGTTGAATTCAAACAACTGGAACTTAGCAGCAGTTGCAATTGCTTTTTCCATAACGATAAACAAACGACGTACGTTAATACGATCGAAAGCAGATGGTTTAGCAAGCAATGTCTTGTCGCCGAATAACACAGTACCTTCACCTGGGAAAGTAACAACTGGGTTAACACCAGCTTGATACAGAACATCACGATCTGCTTTAGTTGGGTTAATAGCCAATTTAACTACGTTCTTGATTTGACCACGATTTAAACCACCTGGAGAGAACCAAGGATCGTTAGTGTTATCAGTACGAGCACACAGACCAGCAACGTCACCATTTAACGGAACGAAACGATATACGTCATTGTAACGATCATACTGGTATTTGTAACCAGAATCCATTACAGCGTATGAAGTGCTTGGTAGTAAATCACGGTATGCTTTGATAGCAGTAGTAGCTGTAGAACCAGAGCCAGTGATAACTTCACCAGTACTTGTGTTCTGCGGAGATACAAACGCTACGCAGTCAAGACGAACATCACAGATGTTAGAAATAACATAGTTTGCAACAGTAGAAGTTGCAGCGCCAACTGGAATCAAAGAGATATCGTAAGTAGCGTCATCAGCAAACAATGCCCATGCGTTCATTGTATTAGCATCAGAAACAGCTAGGTCGTCAACACCACCAGATAGTGAGCGTGTAACAGGAGCAGCTAAATTAACAAAAGTTTTTGCAGCAGCAACAGTGCCCCAGTTTGTTCCAACTGTAGGATGATCCATCCAGTAAACATACGCAGAGTCAGTGTTAACTACATTTTTGTAGTAATTAGTTGAACCATTAGAAGTTTTAGCATCAGATGCTTTAGATAGGTAAGCAAACTTTTCTAGAACAGTACCTGGAGTACCTGTCCACAGACCATCTTCATCGATAACGATTACGTGAACTTCATCAGCTGAACCACCAACGCTAGTAGCGTAAGTAGAAGTAGATGGAGCAGTATTAAAGTTATCTTTGTAAGACCAAGTAGAGAAACCAGTTGCGTCACAGATAGAAACTTTTAAAGAGTTACCTAGTGCGCCTGGATACTTAGCAGCAAATTCACCAACAGTACCAGCGCCATTAGCAAAAGAGTTTAGATAATCAGTGCTGTTATTAATTTTAACACCGCCAGTTGTTACGGCAGCAGTAAAAGCAGCACCAGTACCAGCACCGCCAGTTAAAGTAACTGTAGGAGCAGAAGTATAACCAGTACCAGCATTAGTAATAGTTAAACCAGTAACTGTAGAAGCAGAAATAGTAACTGAACCGATAGTAGCACCAGTGCCAGAACCTACGTTACCAATAGTAGCAGTAGGAGCAGCAGTATAACCTGAACCAGCGTTAACAATAACAACAGCTGTAATT